AGCTTAGTGTCATATTACTTATATAATAATTAATTTATACAATGTATCCAAATTATGTCTTTTCTAATTTAGGTAATTTTAATTTAGGAAATTTTTCTTCTTTTTTATCTAGATTAGGTAATTTTAATTTTGGAAGTTTTAATTCTACATGTTTTGGAATTGAAGCTGTATCTTTATCAATAATATCTAATATTTCATCATAACGTTTTGTTATAACAGTTTCAGTAAAATTACTATTAACAAAATATCTTTGTCGTTTAGCTAACTCTATCCATTTTTTATAATTTTTTAATACGTCTACAAGCATTTTAGATGCATAACCATAATCAGGAGTAAACCATTTTGCTTCTTTTAAAAGAAAGTCATTTGCTGCACTTGGATGTATATCTGTCATGTTTCCTGGTAGAGCACAAATAAATTCCTTTTTTAAGAAGTCTGCTTGGCCAGAATAATGTGGTGCAACAATAGGTTTACCTGTAGTAGAAAATTCTAATAATGGTCTACCAAAGCCTTCTGCTTTTGTAAATGATATCATTGCTTTAATTTTCTTGTGATTATACAACGCATTCATTTCTGCATTTGTTAAATCTCCATGAATAAGATATACTGATGGTAATTTATGTTTTTCTGCAGAGAACATCTCACGTATCTGATCTATTTTATTTTGTATTCCAAACCGATCAGTAACTGAATATGTTGCTCCACTTGTTTTTATTACTAATGCTGGTTGATTCTTTTTACCTTTAAATGTATTAAAAAAACAATGTAAAGCTCCACTAATATTTTTACGATCTTCTCCTACTGAACCTTGCAACCAATGTCCACACACTAAAAATGCATTTGTTTCTGATATATCGGATAATCCGGCTACCGTAGTAGTTACATTTTTGTTATTATATATTTTATTGTCAAAATATTCTGATACAACTTGTATATTAGTTGTTATCATTTTATTATGTTGTTTAGCAGTATCTTCGAACGTTTGTTTAGTAAATTTACTTGGTACAATTATTAATTGCATTTGATTAATTTTATCAATCCAATCAGGATTACAAACTGTTCCTTCTGTGCCTGCAGTTACTCCAATATTATATTCGCCAACTGCTTGAAATTCATTTGGTACTGTAATCTGCACCCAGATATCTGGTTTAGTTTGTAATGGTAACGGGATCATTCGACGTTTCCAATCAGATGGTATTGGATATGTAAATGGAGTGTTTCCCCATGGCAATGACAATAAATTGATCTCCCATTCTTTGTCTTTTTTATCTATAAACTGTTTAATTATTTCCCGGGCGTGATGACCGTATCCAGATTGTGTTGCTACTGGTGATGATATAACTACTTTTCTCATACAATCCCTATATTTTTAATTTGTATTTCTTCTACTTTATTAAATGTGTATCTTGGTCTTTGAATTGGTGACTCTAACAAGAAATCCATCATTTCAATCATTTTATTACCCATTTGTTCTGATGTTAATCCGTTGTCTAAACAAAATTGCCGGCCAGCTTGACCAAATTCTTTTCTTTGATCTGGTGTTGTGTTATACCATTGCATCATAGCGTCAGCTACATCTTCATATTGGCATCGATCATCAAATATATACGGTGTTGCTGGTGATCCTTGTATTGATCGATTACTAGGAAATACTGGCTTTGCCCAACTACCATGATTTTTATATTTTGCTTTATGATTGGTTGAGAAATCTTGACTGAAACGAATCCAATCTCCATTTTCATCAGTAAATCCACATTGGTCTTGCAATCCACCAGTTACATTATTAATAATAGGCGTTCCTGATAATAATGCTTCTGTGCTACTTAAACCCCATCCTTCGTTGCTAGCAATATTTACTACTACATCTACAACGTTATACATTGCATTTAAATCTTCTATACCAAAAATACTTTCAGAAAATAATACCTTACATCCAGGAGCAATGTTTTTTGCTACAACTCTTAAGTCAGTACCATTATCATCTACTGCTTTAGTATGCATTAATAATAAAACATCGTTTTGTTCCTCTTTTGGAAGTTGATCTCTAAATGTTTTAAATGCTAATATTACATCGCCAGGTTGTTTTCGTCTAATATTTCGATTATTCCAAAATAATACAAACTTTGCATTGTTTTTTGTTTTAATGTCATTGAATAACTTAACATATTTTTCATCATCTTCTTGTAACGGTTTATATATATTATGATCTAAGCCATGAGGCACATATCCAGTAATAATACCTTTACTATCTGATTCTTTTATTGTATCATAATCATACACATCAAATCCGCTCTGTTTTAGCACTTCTCTATGTATATTATCAGACTGCTTACTGATTCCCATAATTAAATCACAACTGCCGTAACATGGTGCGTTCCACATTGGATATGGGAGATCGTCCCATATGGAATAATATGCTAACGGAGTTCCAAATGTAGTTTTAATTTCATGCTCTAATGCATATAACCACATCCAATATCTAGGATCAGTAAAATGTAAAATTACGTCTGGTTTTTCTTGATTTAATATTGCAAATAAAATATTTCTATCACCATAACCTGTCCATGGAATTACTTTAACAGATGCATCCGTTATTCCTGTTTCATGTTGTATATGTTCTGATAAATCTTGTGCTTTACCATGCTCTGGATGATTTAATGCGGCTCCTAATTGAACCCAATCATAATGATGCACTGTTTTTAAAATTATTTCACGACTAATTGTTCCAACACCACTTGGTAATCGAAAATCGTCAGACAGTAATAAAATTTTCTTTTTTGTTGGTTTGTTAATGTCTACTGGTTGTAATTTTGGTAACTTCATTTATTTTCCCTATAACTTTTTATTTTATATAAATATATCAACCTAGTAAAACTACCGGTTTTTTTAGTTTATTAATATTTCGATATGCTGTTTTTAAAAATGGATTCATTTTATCTTCATTTGTTATTATCATCATGTAATCACAATTTTCTGCAATAAGTTTCATTCGGTGATGTAATTGACTGAAATGATATAATTTCCCATAATATGTCTTAGGCATTGCTGAATATAAATTATAACCTGAATATGACGGATTATATTCTTTATAATTCATTCCAAATTCTAACGCATATTTTCTAACCATAGAATCGGCGCCTTCACTACCTCCGGCTCCAATAACTTGCACGTCAGGAAATTTTATCTTTAAAGATTGAAGAGTTTCTTGAACTTTTCTTCGATTTTGCCATTGTTTATTTCCAATCACAGCAACTTTAGTCATGTCGTTCATATGCAAATTTAACTGTTTTAGGATAATAATTAAAAGCGGCTCTTAACATACCTTCTAATAATTTTCTATTCTGTTTATCGTTAGGTCCATCTATATCTGTGCATAAAACATATTCATGAGTACAAAAAGTGCCTTGTGCATATGTTTTATGATTGCTCAATAAAAATTTATACACGTAACGATGTTTATGTTTATGTGGCTTATACATATTAATATATTATAAAAATCTATTCACGAATCCTATTTTCTTTAGGACAATTTTCATAATCAGTTTTGAACACACACCATTTACAATGTTTAGATCCCTTACCGGCAATTGCTAGATATTTTCTATCTGCATTTTTATTACCATCAGCATCAAAACACAATTCTACAAATTCATCTATACGCTTTTGTACTTTTTTCTGAGTAACGGTACCAGATGCTGGTTGATGTTGTTGAACACGTTTCTGAGGAAACATTGAGTTCTCCATCAATTTACGTTTAACAATAAAAAATTCTACATTAATATTTTCTTTTGGAATACCATATTGATTTGAAAAATATGTTTTATATGTAACCAATTGAGCAGATTTCAATGCATCTGCTTTTTGATATTTATTCCAACCCATTCTGCTAGTCTTAATATCAATTATTTCTACAGTATTAGTAGGCTTATGTCGTATAACCAAATCCATAAATCCATACCAATACACAGATTCATTTTTACTAGAAGCTTGAGTACATAATTCCATTTCTATACCTAGTAACTCATAGTCTCGACTTGAAAAGTATTGACCTCTTCTCTTTTTAAACCATTCTAGTATAGCAACACCATCTTCTAGATATTCTGTTAATTGCAATGAATTTGAAAAATGTTCCCCACCCTTTTCTTCAACACATTTAGAATATTCTTTTTTTAAATTTTCTAATAATAAATCAGATAATACAATACGATCTGCAGCTTTCACAGATTCTGTATACATAACCGTTAAGAAGTGTTGCAGAGTTTCATGAAAAGCTGTACCAAAAACAGTTTCTATAGATGCATTAAATGGAGCTAAGCCATCAATGTAAGCTAATTTCCAATTTAATGGACAACGTTCATACATTGACCACTGAGAATATGAAATACGTCGTGGAACTGATTGAGCGTCTCTAACAGCTAATTTATATACTGGGTTTATATAATTTCCTTCTTTATTCATCTATATTGAGTTTAATTAAGTTCAATGGATTTAAATACTTTTCAATTGTTTCTAATCGTTCATCTGCATCTGCTAACATTGCTAAAGCCTCCTCAGCATTTTTATAGAAATCTTCTGTTGAATGATCTCCAATCCCTGCAGGATTATTAGTTAATAAATCCAAAGTTAATTGTGCTTTGGCTTTATCTGCCATTGCTGATGTATACAGCATATTTGTTAATGCATTCATTATTTTCCTCTTGTTATATATTTATTCCACCAATAACCACTCCCAGCTGCAGCTCCAATTGCTGCATATGCATACACTAAAGGCCATGGATTATTTAGATCACCAATTATTACAGGACCTCCCATTACTATTACCCACATAACTAATGCCCAACCAGATGTTAATTTTCTTTCAAACCATCTGGTTCTTTCTTCATTCATTAATCTTGCTAATGCATTCTGCATATCTTTACCATATGCTGGGTGTTTAGTGATTGTACCATCTAATTCAGCAACTGTTATCATATATTTACAATAACATGGATTTGATTTGCTTTTTTCAACTATTTTACATTCAATAGCTCTTCTTCTAGTGTACTTACTTTTCTTTGACATTGTTATCTTGATTTGTTCCAAAACTTGTATTATATAAAACTGAATCTGTTAAATTACACATATGATCTGCTATAGCTTCATAAAATTCATCACTTCGATCTTCTTCTGGATCATCAGATGTTAATAACTCTATTTCTTCTTCGGTTGGAACATATTCTTCCCAATCATCACCATTACCATTATATGATGCAGCACCAATAAAATTATATCCTTCATCTTCCCATGTTATTACCAACGAAACTTCTGGGTCAATCGTTTTTGCATGATTATATATTCTTTCAAATAATCCGAATGCCGGACTCCATGCAGAATGTATATTTAATGTTATTTCATTATCATCAAAATCAACGTCGTCGAAGCTAATCCATTTTGCTCCGAGTTTTTCAATATAATCATCTCTAGTTGGCTCTATATCTGGACAAATAATTTTAAAATATTCTTCCTGAAACACTGATATTCGATCCCAATATGTTTTGATTGGTTCCGATTCTTGTTTCATTATCTTGTCATATTGTAAAACGTCTTGAATATATTTATTCGAAGCGTCATTTGACTCAAATGTAATATTAATGTTTGTGTAAACGTGATTTGCCATTCTTTTTTATTTATAATATAAGAAAAATATTGCTATTTACCAAATTCTTTTAAATATATATCAATAACATCTTTGGTCTTTTTTAGATCTTCCTCAAATCTATCTTTATGTCGACATCTTACAATTCGTTTTAAGATATCAAACTCATAGGCATTAAGCTCCCAATCTTCTGCAAATTTATATAAACTATCTTTACCTATATAATGTTTTTGTGTGTGTACACTCATTTTATGCCTTTTAACATTTTTTTCTTTTCTGCAGCATTGTAACCATATAGTGACAATATTTGATCGCAACTCTCTTTACTCAGTAATTCTAAATAATCGGCAGTTTCTGATTTACTAATCTGATAATGTTGTGCTAACTGCTCAATTAGCTTAGCATCATATTTATCAGACTTTTTGCCTTTTATGTATTTAGCAAATGCTTTATTGCTTGGAAGTAAGTCGTGATATAATTTATAAGTATCGCGAGGTTTAAGTTGACCTATAGTATAACACTGCAATTCGTTTATTAGATCCGTTAACTCCATACGCATTGATAACCATCTATTTACAATAAAGGGAGCAAATGCTTTCTGCTCAGGTTCTGTCCATTCATCCCAAGATTTCTTTTTTGAGGTTACTCCATTAATAAAATCAAATATACTTGCCATTATAATTTATATTTTTTTCTATATTGTAATTCTAATGATTTACCCATACCCATTTCTAATATTATAGCATTTTCGGGGACACCAACCAATTTTTTTGCCATTAAAATATCATCAATACTTTTTTTTCTATATGTTTTTATCTTTACCCGAGCATTGCTACGATCGGACGTTTTAAACACAATTGCTACTGGTCCTTTAATTATTTTTTCCGCCATTCTTATTATAATTCATTCATAATATTAACAAACATAGCCATTATGTTTATTTCTTTGTCTACAACTGTAACGTCTTTAAATTGAGCTTCTGCAATAATTAAAATAATTGCAGCAATATGACCCATAGCAAATTCATCTAGATTATCATATAAAAAAGTATATAGTGGAGTAAAGTCTCTTACTTTACTATCTGCAATACATTTTCTAATCTTATTAAATGTTGCTTTTTTGTCTTTTGCATTTTTAAGCATTTCTAACACTTCAGTCATATAATTTGCTTGAATTGCACTTGCTTTGTCTAATTGCAATATACCGTCTACTACCGACGCTTGAGCTGCGTTAATTGCTCGACGTATATCTGGATATGACGAATTAATAATTGCAGCAATGTCTTGTACATCATATGTTACACCCTTTTCGTCTAACACAGTAACTAATCTTTTTGCTACATCAGTTTTATTAGGTGGTGTAATTGCAAAAGTCTGACATCTACTCTGAATTGGATCTATAATCTTTTCTACGTAATTACATGTTAATATGAATCTAGTAGTTTTACTATATGTTTCCATTACATTACGTAGAGCTGCTTGAGCATTTGGTGTCAAATAATCTGCTTCATCCAATATTACAATCTTCCAACGTTTAAACCCTACTGTTGAAGCGTAACGCTTAATCTTGTCTCGAACTGCATCTACTGAGTTTTCATCTGATGCATTAATATACATGGTATCTGCATCTACACTATTGGCAATAATCTTTGCTAATGTAGTCTTACCAGTTCCTGCAGGTCCAAAGAATAATAAATGAGGAACATCGCCATTCTTAATAAATATTTTAACTTTATCAATAATATGTTCATT